ATACTAAGTCATTACCTATAGCGCGATGACAGGCAAGGTTAGGAATTACCGAATACCTCGCGCAGAGCAAGACTGCAACGCTCTTTAACAATTTGCTTAGTGTAACCTATGTATGCCGTGGTTAGTTACTTATTGAATGAGGAATTAGCTATGAATTACGAGGAAATGTATGAAGCCTATTTCGCCTCACTAGATGAAGGAGAAGAAGCACTGTCATTCGCTTAGTTTGTGGAGGCTTTATCATGAAAGTACAGGTAAGGGCTTACAACATGCCAGTTGATGAGATTCAGCACTTTCTAGATAAAGGCTATGATTTATGTAAGATACGCACACCAGATAACTATGACTACTCACCTAAATATCTGCATTATATTGATCTTAAGATGGGTAAGAAGTTAGTTATTACAGGTACTGCATATAACCGCATTATCAATGTTCTTAAAGAAGGTGCTAGTCATGACATTAAATAACCGTGAACTATCCGTTATATTTACTCTGTTATGCTACATGATACGTAACGGTGAACTACTAACTAATGATGAGCAAGCCTTGTATGACCGATTTATCGATGACGGTTGGACCGATACGGTTAATCAATACCGTAACATGATAGATGCTTTGAGGGAGGGTAAATAATGTATCAACATGAGGTATTCTTTGAATCATCTAGCGAAGCTATTCGCTTCCACGATTATATGCTACAAGCTGGCGTAGGTGTTGATTTACATCACTTCCTACTAGATTACGACACTGAATATCACCGAGTTACCTTAGTATCTGAGTATGACAACCAAGTCATTACTGAGTATCTAGGCAGTGAGGATTATGGTTACGAGGAAGTAATCACAACAAACTTATAATTAACCATTGACAGCCACGGCATACAAGGTTACATTAAGCACATAGCCGAGAGGTAACGCTCTTTAACAATCTGGTTTGTGTCTTGATAGGCTTACTAATAAGGTAAACTATCATGCGTAAACTTACTGATAGATTAAAGTACGATATCTTAGAAGATATGGAGGTGATATATATGGTAAGAAGCGAGGTTCTGATAAATGGGAACCTGCTTTTACTTGTCATATAAGAACTATTGCATACATCAAAGAGCACGTCTTTAAGCAATCCTTACACTTGTTACGTGTTTACAAATAGATAGCAGCCAGCATAAGCTGGCATATCAAGGCGCAAACCAAGCTCTTTAACAATTTGGATAAAGCTTCTCAGTCTGGATAGGTTAGACCTAGGAGATTCTCTTGAGTCTCCTATAATGTAACCTAACTAACTAAATGAGGATTAATAACATGGCTATGTCTAATATGACTTACTCTCAGGTTTACAACACCGCTCATGCTGCATTAGTTGAACGTATCTTGGATGATGCTATTGATTGTATCGATAACGCACATGATGCAATCTATGAGGCGGTGAATAGTGCTTTACCAATCTATTATGCTGACATCTTCTCTGTGATGGCCAGTGAAGACATCGACCACTTCTTCGAGGATCCTGGCTTAATGCCAGACACTAAGGATGTGACGGTCGTACTACAAGCCCGTATTTATGAACAACTCACCATTGATTTATGGGAACGTGTTCAAGATATGATTGATGCGTACATCGATTCCGCTGAGGATTCAGAAGAAGAAGAGGGAAGAATAAGGATGGAAAAGCAATATAACTTTATCTTTTCAGACGGTGTAACCCTGAAGTGTTCCCTACGATTCGCACAAATTCGTGAGGAAGTACTAGGCACTACCTACAAACTATTTAGCTGACACTATAAGAGAAGGCTTAACAAGGCGTTGCTACGGTAGCGCCTGATTAAACTTTCACTTACTAGAGGTTAAGATTATGAAACTATCGCCATCCGCTAAATGCCTCATTGCAGAACTTAAAGACTCTTTGAGGAATCCAATCATTTGGGCACTTATCTACATACCTTATGGTGTCTACCTATTTCACCTCATCACTGAGTAAACAGCCTAGAGCCTGCCTGTGTGGGCTATGTGATATTTACTTATCATTATACAAGGTGACTATTATGACTACTGAAAATATCCTCCTGTCTGTCCGTGAAGCTGCAACCGCTGAGATTAAGCAGCATTTGGATAATATCGGCACTTCTTACATCAAAGTAGGTGCTTGTCTGAATGAGTTACACGGTGATTTTGAAGGTCAAAAAGACTTTTTGGCTTATGTAGAATCGGAGTTCGGCATCAAGAAAGCACAATGCTACAAGCTGATGAGTGTAGCCCGTGTCTTTGAAGGCGACGACCGCTTCAAAGGCGTGGCTATGCGTGTAATGCTGGCGCTTGTTCCTTTCGCTGATGAGAATATCATCATGGAGAAGGCCGCAGAACTTGCCGCAGAGGGCAAGCTGGACACTAACGCCGTAAACGCCCTAATTGAGCCTAAGAAAGAGCCAAAGGCCGAGACGGTACAATCTAAGGCTGAGCCAGTAAAACCGCAGGAGAACGCGGCTGAGGCCGCAGAAACTATGCAAGGACATGCAACCTTTGAGGATTTCATCTTAGAGAAGGCGAAAGAGGAGTTACAAAGTGTGCCGCCAGCAAGTGAGTCGGGTAAAGACGAATCCGCACCGTGGGAAGATGAAAGCAAGCCGGAAGACACAAAGGCAGCGCCGCTGGATAACACGGCTAATACTGAGAATGACGCTATTTCTGGTCTGCTGGCACAAATTAAAGCACTGACTGAGCAATTACAGGCAGCCAATGACCGCATCGCCTCCTTAAGTAGCGCACGCGAAAGCAAGAAGGCATCCGCGCCTATGCTGCCGCAATTCAAATCTTCCTGCTTCTATGCTCGCTTAGGTTTAAGCGCTGAGGAGGCAACGAAGAAAACAGCAGTTAACAAGGCACGCCGCGAACTGGTTAAGCTAGGCTATGGTGAAGGCCATGAAGCATGGCCCTTAATCTCTGAGGCAGTAGAAGAATTAACTAAGTAACCTTATCGGTGGCATCTTCTTAGGTGTCACCTATTAAGGTTTCTTTCACTAGGAGTAAACAAGATGCAAGACCTACACGCTATTCAACTTCAACTTGAAGAAGAAATGTTTAACGGCGGTATCCGTCGCTTTGAAGCGGACCAACAACGCCAGATTGCATCCGGTAATGAATCAGACACGGCATGGAATCGCCGCTTATTGTCCGAGTTAATCGCACCGATGGCGGAAGGCATTCAGGCTTATAAGGAAGAGTACGAAGGGAAGCGCGGTCGTGCACCACGTGCATTGGCTTTCATTAACTGCGTAGAAAATGAAGTGGCAGCGTATATCACGATGAAGATCGTAATGGATATGATTAACACTGATGTAACCTTGCAAGCTATCGCTATGAATGTAGCTGACCGCATCGAAGACCAAGTGCGCTTCAGTAAACTAGAAGGCCATGCAGCTAAATATTTTGAGAAGGTCAAGAAGTCACTCAATGCAAGCAAGACTAAATCCTATCGCCATGCGCACAATGTAGCGGTAGTGGCTGAAAAGTCTGTCGCTGACCGTGATGCTGATTTCTCTCGCTGGGAAGCGTGGCCTAAAGATACCTTGCTACAAATTGGTATGACCTTGCTAGAAATACTGGAAAATAGTGTATCCTTCAACGGGCAGCCTGTTTTCATCCGCACCTTGCGTACTAATGGCGGCAAACACGGTGTTTACTACTTACAGACTAGTGAACACGTTGGCGAGTGGATAACCACCTTCAAAGAACACGTAGCGCAACTAAGCCCTGCATATGCACCTTGCGTTATTCCTCCGCGTCCGTGGGTTTCACCTTTCAACGGTGGGTTTCATACTGAGAAAGTAGCAAGCCGTATCCGCCTTGTTAAAGGCAACCGTGAGCACGTCCGTAAGTTAACTAAAAAGCAAATGCCAGCGGTCTATAAGGCTGTTAACGCCTTACAAGCTACTAAGTGGCAGGTTAACAAGGAAGTATTGCAGGTAGTAGAAGATGTTATTCGTCTAGACCTCGGTTATGGTGTACCTTCCTTTAAGCCGATCATTGACCGCGAGAACAAACCAGCTAACCCTGTTCCTCTTGAGTTCCAACACCTGCGAGGCCGTGAATTGAAAGAGATGCTAACACCGGAGCAATGGCATGCCTTCATCCACTGGAAGGGTGAATGTACTAAGCTGTATACCGCTGAGACTAAGCGCGGCAGCAAGTCGGCGGCGACCGTCCGCATGGTAGGACAGGCCCGTAAATACAGCCAGTTTGACGCTATTTATTTTGTATATGCACTGGATAGCCGTTCACGCGTTTATGCGCAATCTAGCACGCTCTCGCCGCAATCAAACGACTTAGGCAAGGCATTGCTCCGTTTTACCGAAGGGCAGCGTCTTGATAGCGCTGAGGCGCTTAAGTGGTTTTTGGTGAACGGGGCGAATAACTGGGGTTGGGATAAGAAAACTTTTGACGTGCGCACCGCTAACGTGCTGGATAGCGAATTTCAAGACATGTGCCGCGACATTGCAGCCGACCCGCTGACCTTCACTCAATGGGTAAATGCTGATTCCCCTTACGGCTTCCTTGCATGGTGCTTTGAATATGCGCGTTATCTGGATGCACTGGATGAAGGTACGCAAGACCAATTCATGACGCATCTCCCTGTCCATCAAGATGGCAGTTGTTCTGGTATCCAGCACTACAGTGCTATGCTACGCGATGCAGTAGGTGCGAAAGCGGTAAACCTTAAGCCCTCTGACTCTCCTCAAGATATTTATGGTGCCGTTGCGCAGGTAGTAATTCAGAAGAATTACGCCTACATGAATGCAAATGATGCAGAGACTTTCACATCTGGAAGCGTCACACTTACAGGTGCAGAACTGCGCAGCATGGCTAACGCGTGGGATATGATTGGGATTACTCGCGGCTTAACCAAAAAGCCAGTAATGACCTTGCCCTACGGCTCTACTCGCTTAACCTGCCGTGAGTCAGTGATTGATTATATCGTTGATTTAGAAGAAAAAGAGGCCCAACGGGCTATTGCGGAAGGGCGTACCGCCAATCCTGTGCACCCTTTTGATAATGACCGCAAAGACCACCTAACACCGGGTGCAGCTTACAACTACATGACTGCTTTAATTTGGCCTTCCATTTCGGAAGTAGTTAAGGCTCCTATAGTGGCGATGAAAATGATTCGTCAGCTTGCACGTTTTGCAGCTAAAAGGAACGAATGGTTAGAATACCCCTTACCTACTGGCTTCATCTTGCAACAAAAAATTATGGCCACGGATATGCTCCGCGTATCCACTTGCTTGATGGGGGAAATCAAGATGAGCCTACAAATTGAAACGGATGTAGTGGATGAAACGGCTATGATGGGCGCTGCTGCTCCTAACTTCGTGCACGGTCATGATGCTAGTCACCTGATTCTAACGGTGTGCGACCTAGTGGATAAAGGTATTACCTCTATTGCAGTTATCCATGACTCTTTCGGTACTCATGCAGGCCGCACCGCAGACCTGCGGGATAGCTTACGTGCTAAGATGGTTGAGATGTATCAAGGCCGTAACGCTCTGCAAAGCCTGTTAGATGAGCATGAAGAACGCTGGTTAGTAGACACCGGAATCCAAGTGCCAGAGCAAGGAGAGTTTGACCTTAACGAAATCTTAGTATCTGACTATTGCTTCGCATAATATTAATAGGCCATTCCTTCTGGAGTGGCCTTTTCTTTTACCTACTACCTGTAACATTTCATTAACATAAACGTGTCTAACATGTGAGACTTATTTACCGGACACTATAGGATAGCCGTCGGAGACGGGAAAGAAAGGGAAGATAAAGGATATAAAAGGAAATAGTAGGTATTAAAGGTCATATAGGTTATCTAGGGATACCTATTACCTTCTTCCTTCCTCTTATTACTACTTAGAGGAAGGGCAGACCTAGGTTGTCTCACATGTGAGACTTCGTATTTACCTGACAGTATAGATAAGACTAACTTACTTTGGAGATTTAACCATGCGTAACTTTGAGAAGATGACCCGTAAAGCTAACCGTTTTGACATGGAAGAAGGGCAGAAGAAAGGCAAGAGGCTGAATAAACCTGTCCGTGACCGTGCATCTAAACGCGCAGCGTGGGAGTTCTAAGTTATGGCGATAATCAATAACATTCAATGCCCTGCCTGCGCTAAGAACGGGCATGATAAATCCTCTAACCACCTCATGATATTTGAAGATGGTGCTGGCTACTGTAACCGTGGTCACTTCCATGATAACGGTAAACCTTATTACCACAAGCCGGAAGGTGGCATAGAGATAACAGAGTTACCTATTACTGGCAACATCAAATATACACCTTCTCAATTCAAAGAGATGGAGAAGGAAGGGAAGATAAGCGACCCTAAACTACGCGCCATCGCACTTGGTGGTATGCGTATGAAGGACCGCTGGGAGGTCATGAATGAACAAGAAAGGGCAGAGCAAGAGGCCGAATGGAACCTTGATGTTGAATGGTTCCTCACGCTTAAGCGTAAGAACCTTGTTTCCAGACACATTCGCGGCGACATTTGCGCATTGTATGATGTACGTGTTGGGCACGATGAAGAGGGTAGAGTCTCACGGCATTACTATCCACGCTTCGAAAAAGGTGAGCTAGTAGGCGCTAAGTGTCGCACATTACCTAAAGATTTTAAGTTTGGTCATTTAGGTAAACTCTTTGGTATGCAAGACCTTTTCGGTATGAACACTTTGTCTCACGTGTTAGACAAGGGGAGACGAAAGGATTGCTTGCTTATTGTAGGCGGTGAACTTGATGCACTAGCAGCGCAGCAGATGCTCCTTGATTCTGCCAAGGGTACTAAGTGGGAAGGACAGCCTTACCATGTATGGTCTGTAAACAAAGGTGAGTCTTGCCTTGAAGAGATCGTGCAGAACCGTGAGCACATCGCCCAATTCAAGAAGATTATTTGGGGCTTTGATGGGGATGAGGTGGGACAGAAGCAGAACCAGCAAGCGGCTCGCCTGTTTCCTGGCAAATCCTATATACTTGAGTACACTTATGGTTGCAAAGATGCCAACAAGGCATTGATGGCTGGCAAGGCTAAAGAATTTGTGGATGCTTGGTTTAATGCAAAGTCATCTGATGAAGTCTTTGGTAGCCAGATTAAATCTATCGCATCTCAAAGAGATAAGCTCAAGGCTGCACGTCCAGAGCAAGGGCTGTCATGGCCTTGGCCTAAGCTGAACAAGGTGACGCTGGGTATCCGTAAGAATCAGCTTATCATTGTAGGTGCAGGGTCTGGTGTAGGTAAGACTGAGTTCCTTCGTGAAGTAGTTAAGCACCTCATTGAAGAACACGGTGAATCTGTAGGTATCATTTCTACAGAAGACCCAATGGTCAAGGTGTCCCGTGCTTTTATCGGCAAGTGGATTGATAAGCGTATTGAGTTACCGCCAACCAACGACCCGAAAGAAGACGGATACCGTGAGGTGTTCGACTACACCGAGGAAGAAGCTAACGCTGCCATTGATTATGTAGCTGATACAGGTAAGCTGTTTGTAGCTGACCTAGAGGGTGACTATTCGATGGAAAAGGTAGAGCAAACTTGCCTAGAGTTTGAGGCTATGGGCATTTCTAATATCATCATTGATAACTTAACGGGGATTAAATTAGATGAGCGTGCTTTTGGTGGGAAGGTTGGTGCACTTGATGAATGCGTCAAGCGGATTGGTACTATCAAAGACCGACACCCGGTTACTATATTCCTTGTATCACACCTTACACGTCCTCCGGCAAACCGTACCCAACACGAAGAAGGTGGCGAGGTTATCCTTTCTGACTTCCGAGGTTCAGGAACTATCGGATTCTGGGCATCTTACGCCTTGGGGATTGAGCGTAACACAAGAGCTGAAACGCTTGACGAAAGGACTACCACGTACATCTCGTGTGTCAAAGACCGCGACCAAGGAATCTGGACTGGAACCAAGGTCATGCTTAAGGGTGACATTCAGACCGGACGTTTGAGAGAACCTCAAGCCCGTACTAAGTCGTTTGATACAGGTGAAGCAAAGCAACAAGAAGTACCTGATTTACCGGACACTATAGAAGAGACTAACTTCGATGAAGAAAGTGAGTTCTGATTAGTGTATTTATCAGGGCTTGTCTCACACGTGAGACAGGCTCTTATTAAGTACATTAAATAACTGGAGATTGATTATGTATAAATTAGTATTGAATGCATGTGATTATGTTCGTAACATCAATGAAGCCTCACGTCTTTATCGTTGCCGTGGTGTAGTGGCTCGTGTAAGTGAGAACATGTATCATGTAGAGTATGAGGATGGTATTAAGGCTTCTTACCACAAGAAAACAGAACATAAATATCTTGAAAAGATTGTAGAGATAAACAATCAATGTAAGTGCATACATGATGAGGTTTGCGATAAATGTGCTCGCCAGATGCTTAAGAATTTCCTAGCTCCTCTTTATTATGGTGCTGGCCCTCAAACACTAGCAGAGTACATGGCAGAAAAGAAAACCACACTCAAGAAAGAGCGTCGCAATGTAATCACTGGTAAGACTCAAAGTGAAATGGTTAAGCAGTGCGGTACTGCATTAGGTGTTACACATTTTAATACTCGTGCTCTAGGTAAATCCACAGGACAAGCTATGGTAAAGATTGGCGAAGCCATGATGCATCCAAATGTACCTGTAAGAATCATGGATGTTGACCATGCAATCACAGAACACGGTACGCAACGACGTGTAATTAATAAGCTTTTGTCGACACTATAGAAGGTATTATTCGTAAGCAAGGGTTGAAAGGTCTTCACATCTTAAATGGTGAAGAGTTACTGTACCTACCTATCGTTACTGAAGAAACCTACGTGAATATCTAAGGAGTTAATCATGACTAAGGTATTAATTTATATGTTTGGGCCTCATAAATGCTATGCAGTTGTAGCACCAAATGGTGTTAAGCGCTATAGTACTTCAAAAGGATTGGCATTAATAGGTGCTAGTAGTAGTGCAAGTTTCCAAATGGAACTTTTTGGTCATTGGACTGAACGGCAATTCCGTGAGTATTTTAAAGTCATTGGCAGCTTCATGGTGAAACATGCAGAATAAACATAGTCTTAAAATGTTCGATGGTCATGAAGACCTGCAAGCCAAGATTACTAACCAAGCCTTCCTGTTCGCACAGTTAACTAGGGCTGAGGCCAAGAAGAATAGTCTCACTCGTGAACAGGTTATCAAGGAGGCCACTTGGGAACCACACCAAGGTAAATATATGGGCCACAAATTAACTGTAACACGCAGTCTATAAGTAAAGGGTTGTCTCACACGTGAGACAGCCTTTCATCATATTGATTGGAGGTGCATTATGCCACGTGATTTTGATTCTGATTGGGATTTCCAAGATTCAATGCAACCTAAACCAGAAAGGAGGGAGGATGAGTTCGAAACAGATCAAATGTATGAGGATTTTTACTAACTACATCCTCTATTCCGATGGTCGTATCTTTAGTGATAAGAAGAAGAGATACCTCACAGGTACTCTTGATAGCTACGGTTATCGTCAAGTTAAACTTAATGGAGACTTATATCTCTTACACAGGTTAGTTGCATTACATTTCATTCCTAATCCCGATAACTTACCTGAAGTTGATCACGTAGATTTTAACCGAGACAATAATTGTATATCTAATCTACGGTGGGTTCCCAGAAGAACCAACCTAGAGCATAGCAAGGTAAGACGCTGTACTGCACAGGCTAGGTTTTATAACTTCGTAGACCCTGACGGTAATATTGTTACAGTGTATGGACTGTCTTCTTTCTGCAAAGAGAATGGACTAAGCCAAGCATCGATGCACCATGTGTGGTCTGGTAATAGAAATCATCACAAAGGTTGGACTAAATATGTTGAATGTTGATTGGAAAGAACACAGTAAAAACCGCATCCTCGTCATGGATGCGGAAGCGAAAGGTTTGCTTGATGCTATCCGCTATGGACACCGCGAAGATGTGCACATCATTTGCTGCATGGATTTACTCACCACTGAGGAGTTCCTATTCTTCGACCCATATGAGATGCGTGACCCTGAAGCAAGAGAACGCCTAAAAGAATGGGAAGGCCATCAAGATGGAACCTTGGTTGACGGTGTTAACTTCCTGAAGCACTGTGAGGCTATTGTGTCGCAGAACTTCCTAGGGTATGACGGACTTCTCTTCGAGAAAGCATTCCCTGATATTTGGAAAGGCTTTAACTATACCGAGAAGCGCGGTAAGGGCAGACTCCGTGCTGACCTGTGTCCGGTGCGAGTCATGGATACGCTGGTGATGAGTCGCCTGTTAAACCCCGATAGACGCCTTCCTCCGCAAGCATATGCCAAAGGTGTGGGTAACGTCGCCCCTCACTCAATTGAGGCGCACGGCATCCGTATAGGCCGCTATAAGCCGGAGAACGAAGACTGGTCTAAACTTACTGACCACATGGTGCATCGTGTACGTGAAGACGTGGCTATCGGTCGTGACTTGTTCCTCTGGCTATACAACGGAGAATGGACGGAGCACAAACGCCGTGGCGTGAATAAACGTACTGGCCTAGGCATTGAGACAGCCTTCCACATGGAGTCCATTGTGGCGCTGGAGATGAGCCGTCAGGCCGAGCGTGGATTCCGTCTGGATATTGACAAAGCACTAGCGCGATGCGAAGAACTTGACGCTAAGATTGATGAGACAGTCGCAGCGTTCCGCCCTCACATGCCTATGCGTATCAAGTCTAAACCTTTTAAACCGGAGGAAAAGAATGAAGTATGCCAACGCGCAAATGAATATGGAGCTAGCAACAATATACCTACTATCCTGGATCCCTCTCACTTTCTTCACACAGAGAGACGAGGAGATCGCAAGACAGTATGGAGTGTCACTACTAAGTCTGGTGATTGGTCAGCTAGTGTCAAGAAAGACTTTCCTCACCTTAGAGGAAACCGTAATGACACGCCAAGCATCAAGTGGATTGGCGCTTACTCGCCTGTTACTTTCGAAGAGATTCCCTTGGGTAACAGGGATACAGTTAAGCAAGTGCTCTATGATTATGGATGGAAAGGTGTTGAATTTAACGATACCGAGCAAGCGCATCTCGATGAGCATGGTATATTACCAAAGCCTTGGAGTGGAAAGATAAATGAAAAATCCCTTACTTTATGGCAGGAAAGAGCCGCACGTGAAGGTAAAACAGTCCCTGATTGGTGCTTGGGTATCGCTGCATGGTACATACTCGTATCCCGTCGTGGTCAGATACTCAACCGTGGTGACGTTGAAGCCTTCAACGAGAAAGGAACGTGGCCCTCGCAGGCTGGTGTACGAAAGTGTCGCGGCCTTGTACCTGTAGCCTTTAACAAGGAGTTAGGAATCAATGCGCAGCAATACTACGAGAGGTATGGATGTTGGCCTACGTCTGACAAGGATGACGGAGAGTGGCGTGTGCCAGCTGTTGCTATTAGCATTGGCACTTCTACGTTCCGTATGCGACATCGCAACGTGGTCAATATTCCTGCCCGTGGCTTGTATCCTTTACGTGATTTATTCATAGCAGGGAAAGGCAAGCTAATCCTTGGTTGTGACGGTGCAGGTCTTGAACTGCGTGTCCTGTCTCACTTCATGAATGACCCTGATTACCAAGAGATTGTACTGCACGGTGATATTCATACGCATAACCAGATGAAGGCTGGTCTTCCTAAGCGTGATATGGCGAAGACATTTATATATGCCTTCCTTTACGGTTCTGGTATAGCTAACCTTGCAGCAGTATGCGGTGTTACTGAGGAAGAAATGAAGGAAGTTGTGGCAAGATTCGAGATTGAACTACCATCCCTTGCACGTCTTCGTGAGAATGCTATCGCACAAGGCAACAAGTTTGGATACTTACAAGCACCTGACGGACATTGGGGTCGCATCCGTATGTCTGGTGGGGAACTTAAAGAGCACACTATGCTTAACGTACTACTCCAGATGACTGGCTCTCTGTGTATGAAATACGCATTGGTTAAGGCATTTGCAGTGATGCGTAGGGAAGGTGTGGCACTGGATAGTATGGGAAACCCTTGTGGTGTAGCTAACGTACACGATGAAATCCAGATGGAAGTCCCTGAAGATGAGGTCTTGTATCTTAACTACGATTTACCTTTCACCTTAGAAGGGTTCGAAACAGAAAAGGCTGCTGTGAAGGCAGTGTTCGATGCAGAGGAGAAACGTGTTCATGTGGATTCTGAAGGACGTATGTGGTCTGCTGCAAACCTCATTAGTGTTGATGCTAATGATGGCGTACTTCGTTGCCAGCGTCGTTACCACCGTGCAGGACATATCATTGCCGACGCCATGACGTGGGCTGGTCAGTATCTTAAGATGCGTTGTCCGATGGCAGGCGAATATAAGATTGGTGCAAGCTGGAAGGAGACACACTGAGTTATACTCAAGGTCACTTACGAGTGGCCTTTATGAATAACTTATTCCTGCTTATTTTTGTCTAACATGATTTACTGGACACTATAGAAGGAAAGCCTAGGTAATCTAGATTTATAAGGTAGTATAGGTAATTAAGTACATATAGGAGATATAAATATGTCTATGGTAACTACTCTGGTATTCGTGGCTCAATACTTTCGTGGCTTATCTAATAAGTTTAAGCAGAAGGCTATCTTTGCAATTCAAGAGCGTATCAACAAAATTGAAGAAGAACAAGTAGATGTAGAAGAACATCGTAGTTCTCAAATGATTGACTGCCACAATCGCTACTATGCATCTAGGGATGACCTGAATGCACGTCAAGCCAAAGAGGTTGAAGAGATGCTGGCACGTCACCAGCAAGAGCGTGACAACCTTAAAGCTAACTTCGAAGAGAACAAGGCATCCATTGCCCTTGTACATCAAGCAGCTTCTGACAGTCTGAAGAAAGAAATTGTTATGCTGGAGATTGAACTAGATAATCTGACCAAATAATTACTGGACACTATAGAACAATAGGTCGGCTTAGTTCGGCCTATGATTGTGTAGTGTAACAATAGGAGACTAAATAAATGGCACGTGGTGATTTTGATTTTGGTGCTCAGGTTACTAAAGCTGAAGGTAAGGTTTTTAAGAACCCTGAAGTGGGTGATCATGAAGCAGTAATCTCTGGCATCATTCATGTTGGTTCCTTCCAAGATATCTTTAAGAAAGGTAATACCACTGAAGTTAAGAAGCCAGCAAACTTTGTTCTTGTTAAGATTGTACTGATGGGTGACGATGACAAGAACGAAGATGATTCTCGCATGGAACAGTGGATGGCTGTGCCTCTGAAGTCTGGTGACAAGGCAACTCTTACTAAGCTCCTGAATGCAGTTGACCCTAAAGAATTGCTTGGTGGCTTCGATGATTTCATCGGTGAATGTCTGACTGCAACTATGGTTGGCTCTGGTGATAAGAATGACGATGGCTCATTCAAGTATGTTAACTGGAAAGGATTTGGTGGTATGCCGGACAAGCTGAAGAAACTTGTCATTGCTCAGGTTGAAGAAGAAGGTCTGTCTATGACAGGTCACATTACCTTCGACAAGTTGACCAAAGAAATCATTGATGATATCCCTGCTAATCTGGTACGTCAATATCTCTTGAACGAGACACCTCGTGGTAATAACCTGTCTGTTGCTGGTTCTCACGTAGAAGCAATCATTAAAGCTGCTCGTGAAGAAGACCCAGAATGGAAGAAGGCTAAGAAGAGAGACGAGGAAGATGCTACCCCAGCTAATCGTAAATCTCTGGATACTGGTGAGTCTGTTCCGCAGGAAGTACCTGAAGCAGAAGATACACCTGCACCGGAGATGGATGAGGACGCGGAATATTAAGGAGAATGGATGAAAGTACAAATCGTAACTCTGCATTGCAAGAAAGGAATCACCACACTTGGCGGCAATACTTTTCACTCCTTCTCTGAAGGGGAGACATATGCCGACCTTCACTATATCTGGCGTGACGGGCAGCACGTGGTGAACTACAGCGACCCCGCGACGGGCAAACGCCACGGCGTGTCGCTTCCGGCGCACGACATTGCGCAAGTGAACACAGTTTTATAAAGTCTCACGTGTGAGACAAATCGGTGTCCGGTATTTACTGGACACTATAGAATAGAAGAATTTTAATCGGCGATAATGCCATAACCAACAAAAGGAGAATTTAATATGTTCAAGATTGAAACTATCGTAAACCGTGTTGTTAAAGGTGCTGCTCTGGTATCCGTTGAGTCTTTCATTATCGTCGATGAAGCTGATCAACTGGTAGCTGGTACTAAGGCTTACGATACCCGTGAAGAAGCGCAGGCTAAGATTGACAGCATGGGTAACTTCGCTGCTGGTCTGGAGTTCGCTCGTGCTTGCTTCCCTGAGCAGGCTGACAAAGCTCAGATTGGTAAGGCTAATATCGTAGCTGAATATCTGGATTGGGTTGCTGCTGGTAAACCAGTGAAAGAAGTTAAGGCTGCTGAAGAAGCTGAAGCTCCAGCAGAAGAAGTAGCTGCACCGGAAACTCCGGTAAGCGAAGAGGAAGAATTTTGATAATAGCAGGTATTGCCTCTGTTAGTCCTAGTTGACTATCACGCTCACCTCATCTAATGCCCTGTCTGCCTTAGTGTAGGCAGGGTCTTTTGCGTAATAGTTATTGGAGAATGAATTATGCCGACTATTGAATCTCGTTTACGCTCTGACTATAATAGATACTTTAGCCGCTTACATAGGGATTATATGACACACGTTACAGTATGGTTAGATGGTGAGATATTCTTAGTATATGAGTATTTACATGACACGGATGACTACTATGACCCTAGTTCCCTCCAAGTAGCAAAGTCTATTGTAGAGCACATCTTGAAGGAGTGGCCTACATGCGACCAAACTTCGACTTCGGAGCTACAGTATCGGAAGACAATAACCTGTTGCTGTGGCCAACTGAAGGTAATAGAATCGCTTTAATAGATGCAGATGCACTCCCTTACATCGTAGGGTATACAATCAGTGACATGACTTATGTACGAGCCACAACTCGTGTTAAGTCAGGACAAGTACCATCAATCAAAGATACACCTGAGTGTAAGCAAGCGTGTGACCGTGTGAACTCCTTGCTTAACTCTTGGGTGTATGCAGCAGATTGTGATGCTGCTAAATTATTCATGACGAAATCAGAAGCTAACTTCCGTGTTCGCCTAGCATTCACCAAGCCTTACAAAGGTCAACGTAAGACCGAGAAGCCTCCATTCTTCTATGAATTGCGAGAGCATCTCTTAGAGGTTCATGGTGCAATATTGGCAGATGGAGAAGAGGCTGATGACCTCATGAGCATCGCACAATGGGACAGCCACCGCCGCTTCCAGCAAGATACAGGTAACGAGTTCCCTATAGGTAGTCCAGAGCATAAAGCATTCTCTGATACTTGCATCGTTTCCTTGGATAAGGATTTGATGATTGTTCCAGGTTGGCATCTACAGCCGGGAGGTGAGAAGAAATGGGTAGAGCCTATGGGCTGGCTTGAGCTACGCCGTAAGGCTAATGGGCAAGTCAAAGATCTAAAAGGTGCTGGCCTCATGTTCCACTATGCACAGATGATTATCGGTGATGATATTGATAACTATGCTGGCATACCTGGACGTGGTGCTAAATACGCCTATGACCTTCTCAAAGATTGTAAGACAGAGAAAGAGTTGTACATGGCAGTGATTGGTGCTTACAAGGCTAAGTTCGGCCATGGACAAGTTAAGATTAAGAATTACCGAGGTGGTTATCGTATCGGCAAAGCCTTTGACCTAATGCTTGAGTGTGGTCGCTTAGCTCACATGGCAAGATTCAAGGGTGATATATGGAGAGCCGATAAGAACCCAATCTTGTGGGGAGATGAAGGATGGCTACAAAGTTAAAAGCATCTGAAGTTGCTGCTTATAAGAAAGAGTTGCTAGAGAAGCAGGGCTGGAAATGTCCTATTTGTGGAGCACCTCTTAAAGCAGTAGCCGAGATTAACCGAGTACTAGACCATTGCCATCGCAGAGGTTACTGTAGAGCAGTACTCTGTCGTGGGTGCAATGGCGGTATCGGGAAGATAGAAAACCTAGTAAAGACTTATTGTAAGGCTGGGGATAATGAGTATTTCATTATCAAGACATTGCGAAACATTGCAGATTATCTAGACTTACATAGTAAGCCTCAGACTGATAAGATTTATCATAAACATCAAACGGAGGCAGAGAAGCGAGAGGCTAAGAACCGTAAGGCACGCCTTGCTTATGCAAGAAAGAAGGAGGTTAAGAGTGGCTAAACTTCGTAGCCTTTATAAAGACTCCGAGGTGCTTGATGCAATCGAGCAAGCTACCGACGAGAAAGGTAATGTTAACTATAATGAGATGGCGAAGATCCTATCTAGCCACCCTGTGGGTAAGAAGATCACCCGTCAACTTGCTCGTTATTGGCATAGCCAGTTTACGAAGACCAAGAAGAATGGTGATTACTATCAGACTCTGGCTCAAGCTAACCGTGAGATTAAGGAGAAGCGCCAGCTCCGTAAGCCTGACCGTTATGAGGATTTGGCTGTTGTACCACTGCCTGATTCGACTCATCGAAGTGTACTGGTAATCCCTGACACTCATGCACCCTATGAGCATCCAGACACCTTAGAATTTCTGGCAGCGGTGGCAGCACGTTATCGCCCGGACACAGTGGTTCACTTAGGGGATGAGGCAGATAAACACGCTCTATCATTCCACAACAGCGATCCCGACCTAGACAGTGCTGGCATGGAGCTAGAGAAAGCTCGTATCTTCATGCGTAAATTACATAAGATGTTCCCTGTAATGCGCATCTGCCACTCTAATCATGGCTCCTTACATTTCCGTAAGGCCAGTGCTCATGGCATTCCTGTGCAATACCTGCGCACCTACCGTGAAGTCTTCTTCCCGCAAGGAGGTGGCGACCAATGGGATTGGCAGCATACGCATGTCCTTGAGTTGCCGAATGGTGAACAGGTGGCATTTAAGCATCAACCTGCTGGCGCTGTCCTAGCCGATGCAGCTCATGAGCGTATGAACCTAGTGTGTGGTCACTTGCATGGTAAGATGTCTGTGGAGTATGCACGTAATACGCATGAACAGTATTGGGCTGTGCATGGTGGGTGTCTAATTGACGAATCATCTCGTGCATTTGCCTATGGTCGTGAGTCCAAATACAAGCCAGCATTAGGTTGTGTGGTTATTCTAGAGGGTGTGCCGCACATTGTCCCGATGCAGACCAACAGTGATAATCGCTGGATTGGTAAGATTTAGTTGACACTATAGAACAAAGGGTAGGTATTAGCTTGCCCTTGATTGTATAGTGGAGGGAGGGGGTTAATATGTTATCACAGATTGAAGCATTGGAACAAGAATACCAAAAGTCCAACACGTTGGACAACGATATGGTCACTAAGCCTAAACACTACGAGTTCTTCGAAGGTGTAGAAGCAATCACTATCATTGCCCGTAGCATGACCGAGAAACAATTCGCAGGCTACTGCATGGGTAATGCTTTGAAGTATCGTCTTCGTGCAGGTAAGAAGTTCAATACTGAAGAGGACTTGAAGAAAGCAGATTATTATAAAGAGCTATTCCAGAAGCATCGTCACGAATGTATTGATGAGGATATTTGATATGAATATCTTTGAGTTCCTAGGTCTTCCAGAAGATCACCGCAACCACCCATTCATGTTGGTGAAACATCGTGGTGAAGTTCCTGAGAAGAAATTAACTTTTCCATGTTATGCACAGGTGAAACGAGATGGTATCTTTTCTGCTGTTGTTGTTCGCACTGATGGTGTCGTTGGCATTTTTGGTCGCACTGGTAAGAAATTGGCAAACACTGAAGGACTCGAACAAGCCTTTGCTACCTTTCCTGTTGGTATTTATCTTGGTGAGCTTCAGTCTATGGCCATTGATATCTACCTTGAGGCAATCTCTGGGGTTGTGAACCCCAATCGCACTGAGCCACTTGATTTCATAGGCCAGCAGATTAAAGACAACCTGTATATCGACTTCTTCGATATGTTAACTATTAAGGCATTCCATGATGGATTCACTGATGTTTCTTATCTCAAACGTTACGATGCTTTACATCGCCGCATAGGCGCTCATCTTAGCGGGTACAACGCTATCCTTCCTATTACTCCTTGCCATAATGAGCGAGAAGTTGAAGCGTTTGCGCAAGAGCAGATAGACGCAGGCCGAGAGGGTGCTGTGTTTAAACTGGACTGTGATTATGAAGCAGGACATAAAGGTTATCGTCAGACTAAAGAAGTCCGTAAGGTAACTTATGACCTTACTTGTATTGGATTTGAAGAAGGTAAAGGCAAGTACAAAGGTAAGGTATCTAACCTCATTTTCAAATGGAAAGGAGGCAAGACAATCAAAGCTATGTTAGGTAAAGGGTGGACTCATGCAGATGCAGAACAGATGTTCCACGATATTAAACATGGCGGACGATTGAATGTCATTGGTAAAATCTTTGAAGTAAAAGGTCTTCAGGATTCAAGCAAGGGCAACATTCGTCTGCCCAAAGCGGGAGAATTAAGACATGACAAAGATGAACCAGATTTCTTTTGATAGCATGAAGGCAACTCGTGCAGTTGAGGTAGCAGAAGCTATCTTTGAAACCTTATCCTGTGGCATGGAAGTGCCATATACTTTACTTGCTGATGCAGAAGAACTTGGTCTTTCTGTAGAAGCTATCCAAGAGAAGGTTGACGAATTATATGGTACAGACGAAGAAGAAACCGACGATTTCATTTGAAGGAATGGAGATGCTTGAGATGATTCTCAAGCCTTCTTCTCCGAAGGTGACTAAGACTCATGAAGAGTTAATCGTTGATGAAGTGAAGCGTTACATCATGGATTGTGTCAGAGCACAACTGGTGGTCCAATGATACGTCCAGCTTCCTTCCTAGATATTCCTGAGATTATAAACCTTGGGAATAAATATGTGGAAGAGGAAGTCAAGGTAGTGGCCCATCACTCAGCCTCATGGAATGCAGAACAAAGCGCACATAACCTTTGCGCATCTCTTAGTAGAGAAGATTTATTCCTATGGGTTGCTGTAGATGAAGGGCAGGTTGTAGGATTCCTTTGGGCTGGCTATCACGAGTTAGCCCCTTGGACGCCTGTAAGAGTTGCCTCTGACATTCTCTTTTACATAATACCAGAGAAGCGAGGAACGCTACTTGGAATGCGACTAATCAAAGCCCTTAAGCAATGGGCTAGTGATAATGAATGCTCCGAGGTTCGCCTGTCTATCGCCTCTGGTATTAATGAAGAACGTGTCGGGCGTATGTATAAGCGACTTGGCTTTGAACCGTTTGGCACTGTGTACAACCTGAAGTTCTAAGGAGATAACATGGGTGTTGTAAAGAAAGTATTTAAGGCTATCGGTCTTGCTCAAGATGCACCACGTATTGAAGCGAAAGTGCCAGCACAGCAGCTTGAGCGTAAGCCCGAGACTGAAGCTGAAGATATTCAGATTGGTGCAGGAGATGATGATGCTACTGCATCTGCAAAAGGCAAGCGTGGCCTTGTCCGTCCGGTAGCTTCTAGCCTGAAGGTGTGATATGAAACAGAGCACAGATTTGGAGTATGGAGGTAAGCGATCTAAGATACCTAAGCTATGGGAGAAATTCTCCACTAAACGTAGCTCTTTCCTTGATAGGGCGAAGCATTACTCCAAATTAACCTTGCCCTATCTGATGAATGACAAAGGTGATAACGAGACTTCGCAGAATGGATGGCAGGGTGTAGGTGCTCAGGCAACTAATCATCTAGCCAACAAGCTAGCGCAAGTACTATTCCCTGCACAGCGTTCCTTCTTCCGTGTAGACTTAACTGCACAAGGTGAGAAGGTTCTTAATCAGCGTGGCCTGAAGAAGACAGAGCTAGCTACCATCTTCGCTCAAGTGGAAACACGGGCAATGAAAGAGTTAGAGCAACGTCAATTCCGGCCTGCTGTAGTAGAAGCATTTAAGCATCTTATTGTTGCTGGCAACTGTATGCTATACAATCCGAGCAAAGGTGCAATCAGTGCTATCCCAATGCATCACTACGTAGTTAACCGTGATACCAATGGCGACCTATTAGACATTATCTTGCTACAAGAGAAAGCCTTACGTACCTTTGACCCAGCTACACGCGCTGTAGTAGAGGTTGGCCTGAAAGGTAAGAAGTGCAAGGAAGATGACAGCGTTAAGCTGTACACACATGCTAAGTATCTTGGTGAGGGTTTTTGGGAACTCAAGCAATCTGCTGATGATATCCCTGTGGGTAAGGTAAGTAAAATCAAATCAGAAAAGCTACCTTTCATCCCATTAACTTGGAAGCGAAGCTATGGTGAGGATTGGGGTCGCCCTCTTGCAGAGGATTACTCCGGTGATTTATTCGTTATCCAATTCTTATCTGAAGCGATTGCACGTGGTGCTGCGCTGATGGCAGATATCAAATACCTGATTCGTCCGGGTGCTCAAACTGATGTTGACCACTTTGTTAACTCTGGCACTGGTGAGGTTGTCACTGGTGTAGAAGAAGACATCCATATTGTACAGTTAGGTAAGTACGCAGACCTCACACCTATTAGCGCGGTTCTAGAGGTATACACTCGCCGTATCGGTGTTGTCTTCATGATGGAGACAATGACACGCCGTGACGCCGAACGTGTTACTGCTGTAGAAATCCAGCGAGATGCGTTAGAGATTGAGCAGAACATGGGTGGTGTATACTCCCTCTTTGCTACTACTATGCAATCGCCAGTAGCGATGTGGGGTCTGCTGGAGGCAGGGGAGTCCTTCACTAGTGACTTAGTGGACCCTGTGATTATCACAGGTATTGAAGCTTTAGGACGCATGGCTGAGTTGGATAAACTGGCTAACTTTGCTCAGTATATGTCACTGCCATTACAATGGCCTGAGCCTGTCCTAGCTGCTGTGAAATGGCCTGACTATATGGATTGGGTGCGTGGTCAAATCTCTGCTGAACTGCCGTTCCTTAAATCGGCTGAAGAGATGGCACAAGAACAGGAAGCACAGATGCAAGCACAGCAAGCACAGATGCTTGAAGAAGGTGTGGCTAAGGCCGTGCCGGGTGTAATTCAACAAGAACTTAAGGAGGCGTAATGTCTTTCTCATTTACTGAACCGTCAACCACTCATCCTACTGCTGAAGAGAATCCGGTAGAAACCAAGGAGGTAACAACTGATGCTGCTACTACTGATGTTACTGCTGATGCTGGCACTGCTGTACAAGATGACAATACTGGTGCACAATCTACTGAAGACGCCGGAGGAGAAGCTTCTGGACAGCCTTCAGAAGAAGGAGACAATGGCGGAGAGAATGGTGAATCTAAGCCAGATGATACCGCGACCGACACTGAGGAAGTGCAATACTTCTTCGGAGAACATGAAGTAACAGTAGACATCCCACAGGATGTAACTGATAGCCTTAAAGAGAAAGGCATTGATGCTAAGCAGGTTGCCAAGGAACTCTACTCCAAAGATGGCAAGTTTGAACTGTCAGATGCAACCAAGCAGAAGCTGTATGATGCCTTTGGCAAGTTTGCAGTAGATGCCTACCTGTCTGGCCTTAAGGCGCAGAATGAGGCTTTCTTCCTGAAGGAAGCCAACGCAGCTAAAGAACTGGAAGCAGCTAACACTCAGCGCTTCTCTGATGTCTCTAAGGAAGTTGGTGGTGAAGAAGGTTGGTCCCGTCTTGAGGAGTGGGCGCTTGAAACGCTATCCGATGACGAACTAACGGCATTCAATGCTGTGATGGAGTCTGGCAACCAGTACCTCCAGCAATACGCTGTGCGTGAACTGGAGAGCCGCCGTAAGGCTGCACAGGGTGATGACAAACCAAATCTGATTGAACCCTCTGCACCTGCTGCTGCATCTGAAGATAATGGCCCACTCTCTCGTGAGCAGTACCTGCGTGAGATGATGACTCTTAGCTCTCGCTTCGGTACAGACAAGAAAGCTGCTGCTGAGTATCAGGCTAAACTGGATGCTCGCCGTCGTGCGGGGATGGCTCGCGGACTCTAATCAGTATTTACTGGACACTATAGAAGGGAGAAATGTCTCCCTAAAATATCACTTTGATTTATAAGGAGGTTTATTAATGTCTACACCGAATACTCTGACCAACGTTGCAGTCTCCGCTTCCGGTGAGGTAGACAGCCTGCTCATTGAGAAATTCAATGGTAAGGTGAATGAGCAGTACCTGAAAGGTGAGAACATCATGTCCTACTTCGATGTTCAGACTGTTACTGGTACTAACACGGTAAGCAACAAATACTTGGGTGAAACAGAGTTGCAGGTTCTGGCACCGGGTCAGTCTCCTGCTGCAACCTCTACTCAGGCCGATAAAAACCAGCTGGTAATTGATGCCACTGTTATCGCTCGTAACACCGTTGCACACCTGCATGATGTACAGGGTGATATTGACAGCCTGAAACCGAAGCTGGCTACCAACCAAGCTAAGCAGCTTAAGAAGATGGAAGATGAAATGCTGATTCAGCAGATGCTGCTGGGCGGTATTTCTAACACTCAGGCTAAGCGTGCTAATCCGCGTGTTAAAGGCCATGGCTTCTCTGTCAACGTAGAAGTTGCAGAAAGTGAAGCACTGGTCAACCCGCAGTATGTAATGGCGGCTGTAGAGTTTGCTCTGGAGCAGCAGCTTGAGCAGGAAGTAGACATCTCTGATGTAGCTATCCTGATGCCGTGGCGCTACTTCAACGTACTGCGTGATGCAGACCGTATCGTTGACAAGAGCTACACCATTAGCCAGTCTGGTGCAACCATTCAGGGTTTTGTTCTGTCTTCTTACAACTGCCCTGTTATCCCGTCTAACCGCTTCCCTAAATTCTCTAATGGTCAGAAACACCACCTGCTGTCAAATGCAGACAACGGTTATCGTTATGACCCGACTGAAGAAATGAATGGCGCTATCGCTGTACTGTTCACAGCTGACGCTCTTCTTGTTGGTCGTTCAATTGATGTAACCGGTGATATCTTCTATGAGAAGAAAGAGAAGACCTATTACATTGACACCTTTATGTCTGAAGGTGCAATCCCTGACCGTTGGGAGGCAGTGTCTGTAGTTACCACCAATCGAGAGACAAATGGCACGCATACCACTACTGCAACTAAGGCCGCACAGCATACTAAGGTTCTGAACCGTGCACAACGTAAAGCAGTGTATGTCAAGAATGCTGCTCAGGTTGCTGCCGCTGCTTCTCGCTTGTCTGCTGAAGACTTGGTTGCTGCTGTTCGTGCTGTAATGACTAATGACATTAAGCAGACTGCAATGAAATCTTCTTAGTAATACCTATGCCCTATCTACCTTGCGTAGGTAGGGTTCTTTTTTGTTAGGAGGGTTCATGCCTGTAATTAAACAAACCAGTAAAGTAGGGCACATGATGGAAGATGTGGCCTTCCAGATTATTGATAGTAAACTTGAAGCGGTCAACTTGTGTATGCGAGCCATTGGTCGTGAGGGTGTGGATTCTCTCGACTCTGGTGACTTGGATGCAGAAGATGCAAGCAAGATGATTGACATCGTATCCCAGCGGTTCCAGTACAACAAAGGAGGTGGCTGGTGGTTCAATCGTGAACCAAACTGGCAACTTGCACCAGACACTAACGGTGAAGTTAATTTACCTAACAACTGCCTAGCAGTATTGCAGTGTTATGCTTTAGGTGAAAAGAAAGTACCTATGACTATGCGAGCAGGTAAGCTCTACTCTACTTGGAGTCACACCTTTGATATGCGTAAGCATGTTAATGCTAATGGTATGATTCGTCTTACCTTACTCACCTTACTACCATACGAGCATCTACCTACAAGTGTAATGCAGGCTATTGCCTATCAAGCTGCTGTAGAGTTTATTGTATCTAAGGATGCAGATCAGACTAAGCTAGCCACTGCGCAGCAGATAGCCACTCAGCTTCTTATGGATGTACAATCTGAGCAAATGTCACAGAAGAGATTGAATATGCTTGTACATAATCCTACGCAGCGTCAGTTCGGTATTATGGCAGGTGGTTCTCAGAATATACCTGCTTACTCCCATTCACCATATGACAGTTGGGCACTTCGTCCGTGGGAGGATCGTTAATGGAAGTACAAGGTTCATTAGGGAGGCAAATCCAAGGGATTAGCCAGCAACCTCCAGCGGTACGTCTTGATGGTCAATGTACGACTATGGTGAACATGGTCCCTGATGTAGTGAATGGGACTCAATCCCGCATGGGTACAACTCACATTGCTAAGCTCTTGGATGAAGGTACAGATAATATGGCAACGCACCATTATCGCAGGGGTGAGGGGGATGAAGAGTATTTCTTCACCTTAAAGAAGGGGCAAGTGCCAGAGATATTTGATAAGCATGGACGCAAGTGCAATGTCATCTCTCAAGATACACCTATGACCTACCTTTCTGAAGTTGTCCACCCTAGGGAAGATGTGCAATTCATGACTATAGCTGATGTTACTTTTATGCTTAACCGTAGGAAAGTGGTTAAAGTTAGTAATAGGAAGTCACCTAAAGTTGGAGATAAAGCCATTGTGTTTTGTGCATATGGTCAATACGGTACATCTTATTCTATCATAATTAATGGAACTACAGCTGCTAGTTTTAAAACACCAGATGGGGGAAGTGCAGAACATGTTGAACAAATACGAACGGAACGTATCACTTCTGAATTGTACTCCAAGTTACAGCAATGGAGTGGTGTAGGCGACTATGAGATAAAAAAAGATGGTACGAGTATATTTATAGAGAGACGCGATGGTACAAGTTTCACAGTAACAACTACCGATGGTGCAAAAGGTAAGGACTTAGTGGCTATCAAGAATAAAGTTAGCTCTACTGACCTACTCCCTTCTCGTGCGCCTGCTGGTTATAAAGTACAAGTGTGGCCTACTGGCAGCAAACCTGAGTCTCGTTACTGGCTGCAAGCTGAGCCTAAAGAGGGAAACCTTGTGTCTTGGAAAGAAACAATAGCTGCTGATGTATTACTTGGGTTTGATAAAGGCACAATGCCTTACATTATTGAACGTACAGGTATCATCAACGGCATAGCTCAATTCAAGATAAGACAAGGTGATTGGGAAGATCGTAAAGTAGGGGATGACTTGACTAACCCTATGCCCTCTTTTATTGATGAGGAAGTACCTCAGACAATAGGTGGAATGTTCATGGTGCAGAACCGCCTATGCTTTACAGCAGGTGAAGCGGTTATTGCTTCTCGTACATCATACTTCTTCGATTTCTTTCGTTATACGGTTATCTCTGCATTGGCAACTGACCCATTTGATATTTTCTCAGATGCTAGTGAAGTCTACCAGATAAAACATGCAGTGACCTTAGATGGCGCTACCGTGTTGTTCTCTGATAAGTCACAATTCATACTGCCAGGCGATAAGCCTTTAGAGAAGTCAAATGCATTGCTTAAGCCTGTTACAACATTTGAAGTGAACAATAAAGTGAAGCCAGTCGTAACTGGTGAATCGGTAATGTTTGCCACTAATGATGGTTCTTACTCTGGTGTACGAGAGTTCTATACAGACTCTTATAGTGACACTAAGAAGGCACAAGCAATCACAAGTCATGTGAATAAACTCATCGAAGGTAACATTACCAACATGGCAGCAATCACCAATGTCAACAGGTTACTTGTCACTACCGATAAGTATCGTAACATAATCTACTGCTACGATTGGTTATGGCAAGGAACAGACCGTGTACAATCAGCATGGCATGTATGGAAGTGGCCTATAGGTACAAAGGTGCGAGGTCTGTTTTATTCTGGTGAATTACTTTACCTGCTCCTTGAGCGAGGGGATGGCGTATATCTGGAGAAGATGGACATGGGTGATGCACTAACCTACGGTTTGAATGACCGCATCAGAATGGATAGGCAAGCAGAGTTAGTCTTCAAGTATTTTAAAGCAGAAGATGAATGGGTGTCTGAACCGCTTCCTTGGACTCCTACTAACCCAGAACTTTTAGATTGCATCTTAATCGAGGGTTGGGATTCATATATTGGTGGCTCTTTCTTATTCAAGTACAACCCTAGTGATAATACTTTGTCTACAACCTTTGATATGTATGATGACAGTCATGTAAAAGCGAAGGTTATTGTTGGTCAGATTTACCCTCAAGAGTTTGAACCTACACCTGTGGTTATCAGAGACAATCAAGACCGTGTATCCTATATTGATGTACCAGTTGTAGGACTGGTTCACCTTAATCTTGACATGTACCCCGATTTCTCCGTAGAAGTTAAGAATGTGAAGAGTGGTAAAGTACGTAGAGTATTAGCGTCAAACCGTATAGGTGGTGCTCTTAATAATACAGTAGGCTATGTTGAACCGAGAGAAGGTGTCTTCAGATTTCCACTGAGAGCTAAGAGCACGGATGTTGTTTATCGTATTATTGTAGAGTCACCTCACACATTCCAGCTTCGTGATATTGAGTGGGAAGGGAGCTACAATCCAACCAAAAGGGGGGTCTAATGGCTATAGGTTCAGCCGTTATGGCTGGTATGTCTTCTATTGGTAGTATGTTTGCAGGTAGCGGTGCAGCAGCCGCTGCTGGAGGTGCTGCCGCAGGTGGCGGAGGTTTGCTAGGTTCACTAGGTGGATTCCTAAGTGGATCCACTGCTGGTTTCTCTAATGCTGGCCTTCTTGGTGCTGGTCTTCAAGGGTTAGGCTTGATTGGTGATCTCTTTGGTGGAAGTGATGAAGCCAAGGCGATGAAGAAAGCACAAGAAGAGCAATGGCGGCAGCAGCTTATTGCTACACAAGAGGCGTACAAGACAGTGGCAGACGCAGAACGTTCTGCTGCTAAACAATATCATGCAGATGCAATCAGTAATCAGGCTTCACTGCTACAGCAGCGAGCACAGGTTGCATTACTTGCTGGTGCTACGGGTACTGGTGGTAACTCTGTGTCTTCTATGCTGAATGACTTAGCAGCAGAAGGCGGAAGGAACCAGAGTACTATCATTGATAACTATGAGAATCAGAAGATTAATTTCACCAACCAGCTTAAGTCCATCCAACGTGGGGGTCAGATGCAGATGCGTGAGTTTAAGAAACCTTCTGCCGTGAGCACCTTGGTGCAAGGTATCCCGAGTCTGGCATCTGCCTATGTAACAGGTAGTAAGTCCGGCACGGCTTTAGGTAAAGCTTTAACTGATTCTCGTACATATTCATCTGGAACAAGAGGTATTTAATGGCAATTGAGCGACAAGCAGTACAAGGTCTGCCACAAGTGCAGGCCACTTCTCCTAATGTCATGACCTTTGCACCTCAGCAAGTTGGAGGTGTGGAGGCTGGCGTAGCTTCTACCTCCGGTAGTAGGTTTATCGAAGACCTTATTCGTGCAGCCAACAGCGTGGCTGATGTTACCACTGGTATCCTTAATCAGAAGATTGAGGAAGATAAGGTTGTTCAAATGGAACGGGCATATAACGGATTAATGCCTTCTGAGGATGCAACTCGTGGTGGCGCTCGTGCTAACATGCTTGTCAAAGCTCAACTGCTAGCTAATGATGAAGCAGCACGAATGAAAGACATGGCTACTCGTTTCCAAGGAACGGATGATGAGTGGACACAACTTATGGTTGACTCTCGTAATGAGATGCAGAATAAGCTGTTCCAGCAATACCCTGAGTTGCAAGGTGACAAAGATACTATGCGTATGGTCACTAATGTCTTCCAAGAACAGCAGCCTCAGATTTGGGCTACACGAACCCAGCATAAACTTGACCGTGAACAAGCAGACCGTGAGGCTACCTTTGATGGACGAGTGGCTTCTACTTGGGATTCTAATATTGACCCTGAAGCCTCTGGTTATGCTTTACAGGAACGAATCCGCGAAGGTCTTACTCAAGGATTACTACCTGAACAGATGTACAAGAAGTTAGTCCAGCGAGCAATTTCACTTGCACAAGGAGGTGATGTTAGCATGGCTGAAGCCCTGAAGTATGTGAAGGACGATAAGGGTGTTTCTGTTTATGCTAAGAATCCACAGCTTATCACAGCCATCACTAGTGGTAATGCAGTTTGGGCTAGGAATAATGTAGCTGATGTAACTCGTATGTCTTTCGAAGTTAAAGAATCCTACCTTGCAGGTGATTTAACTGATGAAGAATTGTTGGAACGAGCACAGCACATTAATAATCTGACAGGTAACTCTGTCTTCTCTAATCCAGAACTAGAGGCACTGATGCGCCAACGGGCTAAGCAGAATGCAGAGCTAGGTGCAATGCAGGATATGCGACGCGAGCTTTACTCCGACCGCCTGACTGGCTTCCAAGGTAAGACTGATAAAGAGAAGAAGGCTTACATTGATGTTATCAAACAGGATAGCCAACTTTATGCAGACCAGCAAATCAAACAACGTGGCTTGGACCCTTACAGTCAAGAGGCTGAAGCTATTCGTGGTGCAGTGGAAGTGCAGCGCCTGCAATTCATGAACTCCAAAGGCTTAGTGGATGATACCTTTGAGTCTCGTATCAAAGCCATGGAATCTATGCTATCGCCTGAGCACTTTGCCAAGGGCGAACCACAGGAGTTGATGACTATTCGCCAGTTGTGGGAACAGTTGCCAGAAGAGAGCCGAGGTGTCTTTGGTGACACGGTGAATGGCTACATGGATAACTACAACACTGCACTACAAATGGGAGAGACACCTTTGCAGGCTGCAAGGTTTGCGCGTGAAGCACAGCAGAAATTCTCTCGTACTGAGAAGGAAACCAAGAAGTTCAACTCAGCTATTGGAGATGCACTGGATGAGGTATCTGGTGCTGGCTGGTTTGATGGTAAAACCGAAGTGTCAGACTTAGGTAAAGCTATTGCGGAAGAAGAGTTACGAGCTAAGGCCAATATGTTGTGGTCTAGTGGTATGCGTAACATGGATTCTATCAAGAAGGCTTTAATTACTTGGGGCAATAAACGCTACACTCAAACAGAGGATGCAAAGACTTCCGGTGGCTATTTCATTAAAGGTGATTACACTTCTGCATCTGATATGCTTATGTCAGTTGGGAAAGGTGTAAACCCTACCGATGTCCCTCTGGCGCTTGGTAGGTATGTAGAAACACAGATGCCAGAATTGAAAAAAGAGCTTCAAGAGTGGGAAACTAAGGATGATGTGTACATTGACTACAATGAGCAGAAAGGAACTTTTGTGATTCGTGCTGGTGCAGCAGGTCGCCCTCTTTCTGGAGTAATCCCTGTAACCTCTTTAGATACTACTTCACTACTAGATTCTGCCTATCAGAAGAAAGTAGAGGAACGAGATAAAGGCGAGTATGTTCACCCGTATCGTACAGATATTGGTGCACAAGAGCCTATGCCAGCTAAACCAACTGCCAAAGATATTGGTAAATTTGGACTAGCTAACTTCCTCATGTCTTCTGCTTTTGCTTCTGGTGAGAATCTGCCTTCTAACTTCGAGATTAACTATCGAGGTAATATGCAACAATTCTATGACAAGCTAGCTATGGATGAGAATAAAGATAAAGTTGGCTTTAATAAGGCAACTGGAACCTTTACTCCATATAAAGACGCTCATGGTGAGTCTATCGGTTACGGTCATTTCTTAACGGAAGAAGAGAAGCGAAACGGGTATATTAAGATTGGTGATGAACTAGTTCCCTATCGAGGGTCTATGTCTCAGCTTACAGAGAGCAAGGCTCGCGCTCTTATGGAGCAAGATGCTAAGAAGCATGTGCCTCCTACTCGTGACTGGAAGATTCCGTTTGACCAGATGCATCCTGCACAGCAACGTGGCTTGATGGATTTAACCTACAATTTAGGTAAAGGTGGAATCCAGAACTCACCGCGCGCTCTTGCTGCATTCAAAGCTGGTAAGCTTACGGAAGGCTTTATCGAAATGCTGGGCACTGCATCAAGTGAAGGTAAGCGTATTCCTGGCCTACTGAAGCGACGCGCTGAGGCATACAATATGGCATCTGCTGGTGGTGTGCCTAAGATTACCGAAGTGGAGACTCGTGAAGATGGCTCCATGTGGGTTAGGTTTGGTGGACCTATGCCAGCAGGTTCTGTCTCGGCATGGACTCATAAACGTATTGGCGCGGATGGTTGGTATCAGGTTTATGAGGCTGCACCTACTAAGTTGGCTAAAGGTTCTAAGGTAGGTAAAGTTAAGTTGTAGTACCTAACTCAAGGCTTGTCTCACATGTGAGACAGGTCTTTATGATAGGCACTATGGAGGAATTATGGAACAAGACATTAAGACTAATTGGGCTGGATATGTCCAGTCTACTCCTGAGCCGTTTTCTATTGAGGCGGCTCCGGTATCGGCTCCTACGATACGCCAGCGTAATGAGTTACAAGAGCAAGTTCTTGAAGCTAAAGCTGACGCTGATATCTTAGGTGCTGTAGGTGCTGCCTTCCAGAATGAGTGGTTGGCATTCGGAGGCAAGCGGTGGTATGACCGTGCCACTGTTGATTTCACACCTCAACCAGACTTTGAGATACAACCTGAGCAACGTGAAGCACTACGTTTCAAATATGGTACGGATATGATGCAGGCAATCACTGAGGGTGTTCTTTCTGAGGATGAATTGAACTTCCGTATTCAGAATGCTGATGAAGACCTTGAGCGCAATAAGCGCATTGCTCAGGCTGGATGGGTTGGCTCTGTGGCGACGATTGGCGCTGCTGTGCTTGACCCTGTGGGATGGGTTGCCTCTATTCCAACCGGTGGAGCCGCTAAAGTTGGACTCGTAGGCCGTGCTGTGCGTGGCGCTATCGCCGCTGGCGTGAGTAATGCCGCTATTGAATCCGTATTGGTCCAAGGTGACATGACTCGTGATTTAGATGACATTATGGTAGCACTAGGTTCCGGTATGGCTATGGGTGGCGTTATTGGCGCTGTAGCGCGTGGTAGGGCCACTAAGCTCAGTGAGCAAGGTGATGACAGGGCTGCGAGCGTTGTGCGCAGTGCAGACGCAGGGGACCGCTATGTTCGTGCTGTTGCCGATGACAGTATCGGTGCGATGCGTGTTAAGGGCGCAGAGGTTCTCACTGAGGGTGCATTCGATATCTCCAGTAAGGGTGAAGACCTACTGAAAACCTTGCAACGAGAAGGTAATGCGATTGATATGACACCTCGCCGTTGGGCTGGGACTCTGTCTGCCCTCGGTACTGTCGTGCATTCCTCTCATGACGCAAGTGTACGTGGCCTAGGTGCTCGCCTGTTTGAGTCTCCGCAAGGCTTAGGTATGCAGAAGGCATCTGCTAGTCTCATGCAGAATACTAATTTGAACCGTCTGAAATCTGCTGATATGAACCGCTTCAATGATGGGTTTGATTTGTGGCTTAAAGAGAATAATATCAATCCAGTAGCAGGGCATACCAACTCTCATTATGTACAGCAATACAATGAAAAGGTGTGGGAGGCAGTGCGTATTGGCATGGATGAGTCTACACCTAAATCTATCCGCATGGCTGCTGAGGGACAACAGACTATGTACAGAGAGGCGCTGGCTTTACGTCAACGTTCTGGTGAAGCGGGATTTGAAAAGGTAAAAGCCGACAACAAATATATGCCTGATATCTTTGATAGTATGAAAGCCAGACGTCAATTCGATATGCACGATAAAGAAGACATCATCGAACTTTTCTCTCGTGCCTACCAGAATGGCGCTCGTAAGATTCCAAAAGAAGCAGCAGATGAGATTGCACGAGCACAGGTAAATCGCGTTGCTGATGCTACCTTAACTGGAAAGCTTAGTTTTGAAAAGGCAATGTCAGGTCAGACTAAGGCAGAGTATGAAGCTATCATGCGTAAGGCAGGCTTCAGTGATGAAGAAATTGAAAAGATGGTAGAAGCTCTGGATAACAAAGAAACCAGAGATAACATCTCTAACCGAGCTAAAATGAGTTTAGGATTAGATGTTACTCAAGAATACAATGGCATTCGTATGCGTGACTTCATGAATACCAACGTGGAAGAGCTAACAGATAACTATATGAAGGAAGCAGCAGGTGGCGCTGCATTGGCTCGACAAGGCTTCTCTACCTATCAGGCTGCACTTAATGCAATTGACCTTGTAGAGCGAAATGCACGAAACGCGGCTAAGGATAGCAAGGCTAGTTTGGCATTAGATGAAGAGATTCGTCAGATGCGAGAAGGTCTTCGTCTGATTATGGGCAAGTCGATTGATGCAGACCCACAAGCTATATCTACTAAGATGATGCGCCGAGGTCGTGATATCACAGGTGTGCTCCGATTAGGCCAAATGGGCTTCGCACAGCTAGGTGAACTTGCTAACTTCATGGGTGAGTTTGGTGTTGCTGCAACCACTATGGCTTTAGGTAAGCAATTCCGCTTCACCTCTAAGGCTTTGCGTAATGGCGATGGCTTCTTCCGAGATAAGAACTTGGCAGAAGTAGAGCGAATGGTAGGCTACATTGGTGAGGATAATTGGTTAACAACCAAGGGTGCGCGTCCTGATGAGTTTGGTGATGTAACCACAGTGCGAGGTATGATGGCTCACTTTGACCAATCCATGAACTCAATACGTCGTGCTCAGACAAACCTGTCACTCTTCCGTATGGCTCAGGGTTCTCTGGAGCGAATGACTAATAGGCAAATAGCCTTGTCTTTCATTGACCACCTTGAAGGTAAGAAGGTTATTCCTCGGAAGAAACTGGAAGAACTTGGTCTTACTCAAGAGTTCATGAATAATCTACAGAAACACTACGATGCCAACTCTAAGGGTTCAGGATTACTTGGTTTTGATACAATGCCCTATGCAATGGGTGAGACTTTAGCTAATGCTATTCGTCGTAAATCCGGTTTAATCATTCAGCGTAACTTCATTGGTGATGAAGGTATCTGGATGAACAAAGCATTAGGCAAGACATTTGCACAGCTTAAGTCTTTCTCTTTGGTATCTGGTGAGAAGCAATTCGGTCGAGGCATTCGCCACGATAAGATTGGTTTAGCTAAAAAGACAGCCTTTGGCTTTGCTTTGGGTTCGATGGTGTATGCAGCGAAAGCCTATGTGAACTCTATTGGGCGAGAAGACCAAGATGAATATCTGGAAGAGAAGTTATCGCCTAAAGGACTAGCCTTTGGTGCGATGGGTATGATGAGTACAACTGCTGTATTTAGTTTAGGTGGAGACTTCTTAGGCGGCCTAGGTGTTCTACCTTCCGAACTCATTCAATCACGTTATGAAGCAGGCTTCCAAAGTAAAGGTCTAATTGACCAAATACCTCTGGTTGGCGTTGGTGCAGATGCAGTGAATCTGGCTAACTCAATCAAGAAGTATGCAGAAGGTGACACAGAAGGTGTAGATATTGCTAAGCGAGCACTTCGCCTTGTGCCACTGACTAATGTAATAGGTGTCCAAAACGCATTGCGTTATGGCTTAGATGAACTGGAGGATTGATGAGTTATACTTTCACAGAACATACAGCCAATGGTACGCAAGTAACCTATCCCTTTAGCTTTGCTGGTAGGGATAAAGGTTATCTTCGTGCCTCAGATGTGATAGTGGAATCTCTTCAAGGTAACACTTGGATTGAGGTTACATCTGGCTGGCAACTAACTGGCACGCACCAGATTACTTTTGATGTAGCACCAGTTGCAGGTTTGAAGTTCCGTATTCGAAGGGAAGTACAAAAGGAATATCCATACGCTGAGTTTGACCGTGGTGTTACCTTGGATATGAAGTCTTTAAATGGTTCTTTCATTCATATACTGGAGATTACACAGGAGTTACTTGACGGGTTTTATCCAGAAGGATACTTCATTAAACAGAATGTAAGCTGGGGCGGCAATAAGATTACTGATTTGGCTGATGGCACAAATCCGGGAGATGCAGTAAATAAAGGGCAGCTTGATGGCATCGACAAGAAGCATACAGATTGGAACGCCAAACAGGACATTGAGATTGCTGGCCTTAAGGCTGGTATGACTTCTGGTATTGCGCACAGAACTGTTCCTTGGTACACGATAGCCCAAGGTGGTGAGATTTCCGTAAAACCACCTTATGAATTTCAAGATGCGCTAGTTTTCCTTAATGGGGTATTGCAGCACCAAATTGTAGGCGCATACTCTATAAGCAACAACACTATCACTTTCGCAGAGCCGCTTGTGGCTGGTACAGAGGTGTATGTGTTGGTAGGTAGTCGTGTGGCTACATCTGAACCTAATATTCAGTTAGAGTTGAACTTTGACTTAGTAGAAGGCCAACAAGTAGTAAAGATTGGCTCTGCATTTAAGTATATTGAGGTTTATCTTGATGGACTATTACAACCTAAACTTACTTATCGGGTAGATGGTGACACTGTTACTTTCTCAGAGGGAGTGCCAGAATGCCGGATGACTGCTAAGATTATCACAGCATAAGGAGGTGGGATGATTAACTCCGAACTGGTAGATAGTGGTGTGAAGCTTGCGCCACCTGCATTAGTCTCAGGTGGGTACTTCCTCGGTATCAGTTGGAATGATTGGGTTCTTATAGCTACATTCATTTATACTGTATTACAAATTGGCGATTGGTTTTATGTAAAATACAAAGCTAGGAGAGATAAGCGTGAGCGTACACAATAAACATGCAGCTACAGAGGATGAAGTAGGCATCCTACATGGCGCTATTACGAAGATGTTTAATAAGAAAGCACAGGCTATACTGGGCACTATAGAAGCAGACCCTGATTCTGCTATGCACCTAGTATCAGGTAAAGATATTGGAGCCATGTGTAAATGGGTTTTAGATAACGGCATTACTGCCACCCCTGCTGCACAGCAGGAAGAGTCCAAGTTATCTAAGCGCCTCAAGGCTATCCGAGAGGCATCCAGTGGCAAGATTATTCAATTTACTAAAGAGGACAACTAATGGCTAAGGCAAGAGAATCAAAAGCGGAGGCTCTTGCCAGATGGGAGATGCTACAGGAGTTACAGCAAACCTTTCCGTACACATCGGAAGGTTTGCTTCTCTTTGCAGACACAGTTATTCATAACTTGATTGCAGGCAACCCTCATCTGATTCGTATGCAGGCTGATATCTTGAAGTTCCTATTCTACGGACACAAATATCGCCTCATCGAAGCACCTCGTGGCATCGCTAAGACAACCTTATCAGCAATCTATACAGTCTTCCGTATCATACATGAACCTCACAAACGTATCATGGTGGTATCCCAAAATGCTAAGCGAGCAGAGGAAATCGCAGGTTGGGTAGTTAAAATCTTCCGTGGCTTAGACTTTCTTGAGTTTATGCTGCCGGATATCTACGCTGGGGACCGTGCATCCGTTAAGGCGTTCGAGATTCATTACACCCTACGTGGTAGTGATAAGTCTCCTTCTGTATCCTGTTACTCAATCGAAGCAGGTATGCAGGGTGCTCGTGCTGATATTATTCTAGCGGATGACGTAGAGTCGATGCAGAATGCTCGTACGGCAGCGGGCCGTGCCTTGCTTGAGGAACTGACTAAGGAGTTTGAATCTATCAACCAGTTTGGGGATATCATTTACCTTGGTACGCCTCAGAACGTAAACTCTATCTACAACAACCTACCTGCTCGTGGTTACTCTGTTCGTATCTGGACTGCGCGTTACCCTTCAGTAGAGCAAGAGCAATGTTATGGCGACTTCCTTGCACCTATGATTGTTCAAGATATGAAGGACAACCCAGCATTGCGAACAGGTTATGGTTTGGATGGCAATAGTGGCGCTCCTTGTGCACCTGAAATGTATGATGATGAAGTCCTGATTGAGAAGGAAATCTCTCAAGGTGCGGCTAAGTTCCAGCTTCAGTTCATGCTTAACACTCGCATGATGGATGCAGACCGCTACCCACTACGCCTGAACAACCTCATCTTTACCTCCTTCGGTACAGAGGAAGTTCCTGTGATGCCTACATGGAGCAATGACTCTATTAACATCATTGGAGATGCACCTAAGTATGGCAATAAACCTACCGACTTTATGTACAGACCTGTGGCTCGCCCATATGAGTGGGGTAAAATATCTAGGAAAATCATGTACTTAGATCCGGCGGGGGGAGGTAAGAACGGAGATGAGACTGGCGTAGCCATTGTATTCCTGCACGGCACATTCATTTATGTGTATCAGTGCTTTGGTGTGCCGGGCGGATACCGAGAATCTTCCCTGAATCGCATTGTGCAGGCCGCAAAGCAAGCTGGTGTTAAAGAGGTATTCATTGAGAAGAACTTTGGTCATGGCGCGTTTGAGGCGGTAATTAAGCCGTACTTTGAACGAGAGTGGCCTGTAACTCTGGAAGAAGATTACGCCACCGGACAGAAAGAGTTGCGTATCATTGAGACGCTGGAGCCGCTCATGGCAGCCCATAGGCTTATCTTCAATGCAGAGATGGTGAAGTCGGACTTTGAGTCGGTACAGCACTATCCGCTTGAACTACGCATGTCCTACAGTCTTTTCAATCAAATGTCGAACATAACGATTGAGAAGAACAGCCTCCGGCATGACGATTAACAGATCGGTCGTCAATAAACTACTTTAATTCGGTGAAACTCCCTAACGAATGTTATGGACAATACCGAGCGAAGCCCATTGATGGGAACGTGTAACGACTATCCCGAAAGGGAGTACACTCAAGTGAGTGGAAACAGGTAGGCACTTAGGTGCAAGAGATAGTCTGCTCTGCATGGTAACATGCAGCATCCACATACATAGGAGAATTTCTATATGATACATATCAACAATCAGGGTTTAGAGTTAGAAGTCATTGAACGTAAAGGTCAGTCTTGTATCGTTAAGTTTAAAGCAAGCGGGTCTGTACGAGCAGCATCCTATAACAACATCATTAATGGTAAGGTGAAAGATTTATATCATCCTAGTAGGTATGGTGTGGGTTATGATGGTGAAATCATCAAGACTTCTTACTGGAAACCAGCCAAGCAGCTATGGTCTAACATGCTCAAGCGGTGTTATTGTGAGTCTGATAAGAGAGGATACAAAGCTAAGGGCACTACTGTAGATGCAAGATGGCACTGCTTCGCTAGCTTCTTAGATGACTTACCTTCACTGGAAGGTTTCTCTGAGTGGCTAAAAGGTGGAATGGACTTAGATAAAGACTCCATCTGCCCGGAAGCAAATGTATATAGTCGCCACACTTGTAAATTTATTGAGCGAAGTGAAAACCGTGCAATGGGCAAGCGAGGCAAAAGAAAAGTGGATGGGGTTTGGGTAACGACCAAATCTTAACATAACGAGATTAGACGCCCTGTATGGCGCTATACGGCAATTAACTTCTCAGATAGACTATGACGAGGTTACACGGATTAATCGCCTCAGAGCGCAGGAGATGCGCGATTACATCCATGCTATGAACACACCTCATCTCCGCAGGGCAATGCTTTACGGAGATTATGGTACTGAGCGAAGAGTAACCAACACCTCTGTGGCGATGCAGCAGCGAGTGTACGGGCAGAATTACCGGAATAAATCGGCAAGCCGAAATACACTTTCTGCAAGGATTTCAAGGACTTATTAATTACTGGACACTATAGAAGGAGGCCCAGAGAATAAGAGAATAACAAGGATAATATAGGTTAACCTAGGTTATATAGGTATGACTTAGTATGGGTGTACTCCTGTACACCCTATTCCTTACTTCCTTACTATATTAACTATAATAGGGGATATGATGGCTAATGAGTACAGCAATCAGCCTTTAACAGGCCGATATGACAGAAAACAAGTACAACCAGTTAGTGAACACTTAATGGTCCCAAGTGTTAACACTAACATTGATCTATACAAACCAGCAAAACAGGCTAGTGTTATTAATGATACCACAAAGTCTGGTAAGCAAATCGGAGCTATGATTGTAACAGAAATTGGTGTCCTGATGCTAGCCCGTGGAGGTGAACCCACAAGCAAGTGGGACCGGACAAAGACATCAGAGAATATTGTTCCAGCCTAATAAGAGGAGAAAAGATATGCCTAAGTATGGAGGTCTAAACACTGTAACAGGTCAGTCCTTCCGTGTTAAAGATGTTCAAACTATTGCAACTGCACTGCCATTGCCTGTGGTAGCAGAGAAAGACCTTAAATCTAAAGCACACCCAATTAACATCCATCATCTTTCGGGTAAACAAAAAGGAGCCATGGTTGCGGTACAGAAATCAGATGAATCGCTATATATCGCTGTAGCACGAGATGCACTACCTGAATCTCCGTGGTATGCCACTACAATGGAAGTTAACGCTGTTACTCCAGAAGGGTGATAATATTGCTAAATCAATACTTCAAGCGTAAAGAGTTCACTTGCCGTTGTGGGTGCGGTACATCCACTGTTGATGCTGAATTACTACAGGTAGTCACAGATGTGCGTGAGTACTTTGGTTCTCCTGTAGTTATCACTTCGGGGCATCGCTGTGCTAAGCACAATGCTAATGTAGGAGGAGCTAAGAACTCCATGCATCTTACTGGTAAGGCTGCTGACATTAAGGTACGAGGTATCTTACCTTCTGATGTACATAAGTATCTTACTGATAAGTACAAAGGCAAGTATGGTATTGGTAAGTATACCTCCTTTACTCATATTGATGTACGTGACGGGTGTGCACGATGGTAGGTTGTGTTGCATGGTGTGAACGCATGGTTGCTAAGGCTTCAGAGGAAGGTAACTAGGAAGATTGGCAGAACTACTCAACTTTATTAGCTCAATGGAAAGGGAGATGCAATGAAAAAGCTGTTCAAGTCTAAGAAGGTTGTAGGTGCACTAGTTGCATTGGCAATTGCTCTTGTTTCTGTAGGTCTTGGTGTAGACCTTGGCTCTGGCACGGAATCCTCTGTGACAGATGTGGTCTGCCAAGTGATCACCTGTGAATAAGTTTCTAGAAGTTCTGGCAGGTCTTATTGGCCTGCTTGTCTCTGCTAAGAAGAAACAAGAAGAGAGGGAGGCACAAAGTGAGGCGAATCATGCTAGCGACAATCCTGCTGATTGGTTCGCTGACCACTTCCGGGTGTCAGCAGGCGTTACCAGAGAAAGCAATGGTGAAACCTCTGAGGCCGACGCTGACGGCAGTTTACGAGGTGGACGATAGGGTCTGCTTCAGTAAGCCTGACGCTACAAAATTAGGTTTGTACATTCTTTCGCTAGAACGCGGATATAATTAATACATAGCTTTATGTATCAGTGTCTTACGATTTACTGGACACTATAGAAGAGATAAGATAGAGCCGTTCTTTTGAGCGGCCTATTACTAGCCAATCTTCATAGGGAGGGTTGGAAAGTAATAGGAGATAGCATGGCTAAATTAACCAAACCTAAGACTGAAGGAATCTTGCATAAAGGACAATCTTTGTATGAGTACCTTGATGAGAGAGTTTTAACATCAAAGCCGTTTGGTGCTGCAGGTGACGCCACTACTGATGATACGGAGGTTATAGCTGCTTCATTAAACTCTCAGAAAGCTGTCACAGTCTCGGACGGTGTATTCTCTAGCTTTGGTATTAATAGTAATTACTGTAACTTAGACGGTAGAGGTAGTGGGGTGCTAAGTCACCGTTCCAGTACAGGTAACTACTTAGTATTTAACAATCTACGTGCAGGTCGCTTAAGTAATATTACGGTAGAAAGTAATAAGGTGACTGATACAACTCAGGGACAGCAGGTATCTCTTGCTGGTGGAAGTGATGTTACTGTAAGTGACGTTAACTTCTCAAACGTTAAAGGTACTGGTTTCAGTTTAATCGCATACCCTAATGATGCGCCACCTGATGGACTTATGATTAAAGGCATTCGAGGTAGCTATTCCGGCTATGCTACTAATAAGGCAGCCGGATGCGTACTTGCTGACTCCTCAGTTAACTCCCTCATAGATAACGTCATTGCTAAGAACTACCCTCAGTTCGGAGCAGTAGAGTTGAAAGGTGCAGCCAGTTATAACATAGTCAGTAATGTTATAGGGGCAGATTGCCAGCATGTAACTTACAACGGTACTGCGGGTCCAATAGCTCCATCTAATAACCTTATCAAGGGGGTGATGGCTAATAACCCTAAGTATGCAGCGGTTGTTGCAGGCAAAGGAAGTACGAACTTAATCTCAGACGTGCTCGTAGATTACTCAACTTCTGATGCTAGTCAGGCTCATGGTGTTACCGTAGAAGGGTCTGATAACGTCATAAATAATGTGCTTATGTCAGGATGTGATGGTATTAACTCTTTAGGACAAATGCAGACTGCTACAATTGCACGCTTTATAGGTAAAGCTAATAACAACTATGCGTCTGTATTTCCTAGCTACAGTGCTACAGGTGTTATTACTTTCGAAGCCGGATCTACCCGTAACTTCGTAGAGGTAAAGCACCCTGGCAGGAGAAACGACCTTCTCAGTTCTGCTAGTACTATTGACGGTGCAGCTACTATTGACGGAACTAATAATAGTAACGTAGTGCACGTACCTGCCTTAGGGCAGTACATAGGTAGTATGTCAGGTAGGTTCGAATGGCGGATTAAGTCCATGTCACCCCCTTCAGGCGTTCTTACTTCTGCTGATAAGTACAGAATGCTTGGGGATGGTGCTGTATCATTAGCTGTAGGTGGGGGTACTTCTTCTCAAGTTCGCCTATTTACTTCTGATGGTACTTCTCGGACAGTGTACCTCACCAACGGTAACGTGCGTCTTTCTACCAGTAGCACAGGCTATTTGCAGTTAGGTGCTGATGCAATGACCCCAGATAGTACTGGTACATACGCATTAGGTTCCGCCAGTCGAGCATGGTCTGGCGGTTTTACTCAAGCAGCATTCACTGTTACCTCAGATGCTCGGTGTAAAACAGAACCTCTTACTATCTCAGATGCCTTACTGGATGCTTGGTCTGAAGTTGACTTTGTGCAGTTTCAGTATTTGGATCGTGTTGAGGAGAAGGGTGCAGACTCAGCTAGATGGCACTTTGGCATCATCGCTCAGCGAGCTAAGGAGGCTTTCGAACGTCACGGTATAGATGCACATCGCTATGGCTTCTTGTGCTTCGACAGTTGGGATGATGTATACGAGGAAGATGCCAATGGCTCTCGTAAACTGATTACACCAGCAGGTTCCCGCTACGGTATTCGTTACGAGGAAGTATTGATATTAGAGGCTGCGTTGATGCGGCGGACTATTAAGCGTATGCAGGAAGCACTAGCTGCCATTCCTAAGTAAGCAACAGGCAGTGCGTAAGCACTGCTTTTCACGCAAATTTTCTTAAAGGTTATCATGGTGGTAGCCTTTCAGAAAAGGAGGTTACATGCTTCAAAGATTAGGGGCAATGTTTGTTCGGTACAAAAATAAAGTAGGTAATGCTATCGAGCGTACACTACAAAGTAAATTACAGGATGTAGTCAGTGTAAAGGACTATGGCGCCATTGGGGATGGAGTATATCGTTCACTTGGTGATAAATTTACCACGTTAAGTCTCGCACAAGTAGTATACCCACATGCTGAAAGTTTAACTCAATCGCAAGATTGGGCGGCTATTCAGGCTGCACTTAATTCTCACTCAAAAGTGTACATTCCAGCAGGTAGGTACATGCTATCTGATACCATTGAGATGAGCGGAGGTCAAACTTTGCAAGGTGACGGTATTGATTCTTGGGTTGCAGGTTATGCTGGGTTTGTACAAGATAGGCAAGGAACTCACCTTATAATGGTGGGATGTGGCAATAAGAAGTATACATTAGATCATGTATCTAACTTCGATGTAGAAGGTGGTGTCATAGACAACCCAGCTAAGAGTGATGCTTATACTGCCACTGCACCTTCCCCTAATTACTCATTTACTAACTTCACTTATGCTAACGCCTCTGGTGCACAACGTGCTACATTGAAACCTTTCAGCGTAGCATTACGTTGCACAGGTCACGGTGGTGTTTATCTTCGTGACTTCCGTATTGTACCTAATCACAGAGGGCAAGAAGGTTATAAGGATGAGTTGTCAACTGCATTAGGGGACGCATGGGATGTAGGTATTTGGCTGGAGAATACATCTGACTCAGTGTTATCTTCTGTGCAATCAGTAGGTTACTGGCGTATTGCAGGTGTTATGAAGACTTGTATTCCACAAGAGGGTTCCTTTGTTGGTGGAGAGCGTGATAGGATATACAATTGCACATTACAAGGTTATCGTGGTTTCTTAGCACGTTCGCATGATACTTACCAAGTAGAAGAAGTATCAGGTAACACTGTATCGATTAAGTGGTCTGCATCTCATACTTTCGAACCTTCTGGTAAAGTTCGTATCCAAGGGAAAGACCGTAGTTATACTAGCCTGTCTGTATCTGGTGACAAATTAGTTTTCAATGGTATTGACGATGTATCAGGTATTAATACCAATAGCTATGTGAGAGTTTCAGGGTCTTCCTTCGGAATGTCTGCTACCCAACTAAATAACACATACATCGCTGCATTAAACCATCATGCTCGCTTGCCAGCAACCTCTAATCTTTTAGATAATAGGTTTTCTACTTCGGCAGCTTGCTATGAAGTTGCAGGTGAACCAATTCGTGCCATAAAATTATCTAACTGTACTGTCATTACTTGGGATGACATCTTAGGTATGACTGGTGGTATTCGGGACTTCCAGACGACAGATACTTACTTCGAGTCTCAGCCTTTCCGTACTTCTGTGCAAGGCTTGGCAAGCACCACACAACCTGCTGGTTCTCGCATGATTGCACTTCGTGGACGTCAAGGTTCTAAAACTACAGGCTATCAAGCTATCGGTTGTACTTATGGGCCAGGTGTAGACCTAAGCCCTCGTTATGAAAGCGATGTATCTCGTTACACAACTTCCGGTGGTATGTTCAATCCAAGAGAAGATTTGAACACAACTAAGCAGTTACCAATGAGGCAAGACGCTACTGAGATATCTTCTACTTCTGACTTATTCCTTACACATGCTGTAGGGCGGAAGGCATATGTTGGCGCTACCTCTGGTGATGCAACGCTTCAATCTAGAACTGGATCATTGAATATACAATCAGGATTTCGTGTAAGCATCGGTGGCGCTGATGGTAGTGGTTGGTATATTGCTGACAGTTCTAAGTTGACACCTACTGCTGACAATGCAAGGGCTTGTGGACAGCCTAATGGACGATGGACTGTTGTCTATGCCGTTAATGGTACAATCCAGACTTCTGATGGTAGATTCAAGGAAATCCTTGAGATTGAACAGGCAGAACTTGATGCTGGCCTCGAATTATCAGCAAACCTAATTAAGTATCGGTGGAATGTGGAAGATAAAATTCACTTTGGTTGCATAGCACAAGAAGTGATGTTAATCATGGAGAAACATGGCCTAGATCCATTACAATATGATATGGTTCAGTATGATGAGGAGGCAGACATCTTTGGGGTAAACTATGCTGAACTCAACAGCTTCTGTATTGCAGCATTATCGAGGAAGTTAAATGCCATTAATCAGATCAGTTAAGCAAAGTGCTGTACGCCAGAACACAGAAGAGCTTATTCAATCAGGACGTGACCCTAATCAGGCTTATGTCATTGCCAAGGATATACAACGTCGTGCCTTGAAGAAACCTTCTGCATCTTCTGCGTAAGCAGGTTAATATCTTAGTGTACACAAGGGCAGGCTAGGTCTGCTCTTAGTGTATTCCAAAGGAGGTCACAAAGTAACCAAAGTCAAAATTTTGATGTAGGCGTGTGTCAGCTCTCTCGCCCTCGCCCTCGCCGGGTTGTCCCCATAGGGTGGCCTGAGGGAATCCGTCTTCGACGGGCAGGGCTGATGTACTCCTTGTACTAGCTTAGTAGTACACAAGGGCTGGCCTTTTGTTTTGCCATGTACTAGCAAGGTGGAACGCTGGAGAGCGCCTAGGACAGCCGAGGGATGGGAGTAGTGGTGGACAAGGTGATTGCCTTAGTGCATCCGCTTAGGGCTTATACAGGCCGTTTCAGGGTCATTCTGGGCTATTGACAGGGTTGACGTGGGTGGGCTATCTGTTCGTTTCGCCTAGCGGCTCCACTCACTAGCTAGCTTGCGCTACGTTCACTCGCTCACGTGTACCTTAGGTTGTTCCTTGATGGATAGCTTAGGTTAATCTTAGTGGACTACCTTAGTTAAAGCCTTAGTGCTTAGCTTAGTATCAGCTTAGTAGTGTACCTTAGTCAGACTTAGTGTCTTCTCTTAGTGATTGCACATGCAAGCATGTAAGATGCCATTAGGTCGCGGTCGGTAGACCGCTAAAGAAAGAGAATAGTAATAAGATGCAGTAGGAGGAACACCAGAAACCTAGCCAACCTAGTCTATCCTAGCTCTGTATCTATTGCTTTTCCTTAGTCTCACATGTTAGACAACCTATGTTTATCTTAGTAGTTGTGACATGTATCACATAAATAATCTATCTTAGTGAAACTTAGTGTTGACATAGGCAATCAACTGGTATACATTAGCAATCACTGAGACGGACCTAGCAAGCTGTCTCAGGTTATAAGCAGGAGAATTGATGCGTAAGCCATAGCTAGTGGATGTAGTCGCATGAAGGCTTGAGTAAGGGGCAGCTTAATAACTTCTTCCTCTGGAGACAACGCTTATAACAACTCTAACCGCCTCACTAAGAGTAAATTGAGGGCCGTGCTTCAACGAGTGAAGAAGGTCTGGTTGCCGGATACTAAGTCATTACCTATAGCGCGATGACAGGCAAGGTTAGGAATTACCGAAT